TAGATGACATTGTCATATACAAACGTTTTATCCTGCGTCCAGGCGTTGTACCACGGTGTATCTGTAATTTTAAATAACTCTCCCTGGATAAAATCTTCAGAAGCATAAAAAAGAGGCTGACCCGGTATTCTCTCAAATAAAAAACGAGCATTTTTAAATCGACTGACATCTGGAAGAGTTGATACTTTAAAAGTAAGCCCTCGCCCATCTATCTTTTCACCACCTGTTGCAACAGAAAGTAATTCTGATAGAGCTGATGTATCATCATGAACACCATCACCAATAGCCCCCCAACCTCTTACATCATAACTGTCTCTCCATCTTGCTATCTGAAGTTTTGGGTATTTATTCGCTCCATCTGGGTCTTCTAATTGCTGCCGTAGTTGATCAGGGTCATACTTCAGCACATTAGGAAAATAGAACTGCTGCGCACCATACGCATCATAAACAGCCATAGAATGGCCTTGCACGGTAACGAACTTGGCAATCTGTCCGTTATATACCGGATATCCAGCAGCGTTAATGATGATTGGTTGCGAAACAGGAACGTGAGAGCCGTCTTCGTTCTCCACATAAGCCTGAATCTGGTTTTCAGGATTTACCGGGTCAGTGTCAATTTTACCGATATAAATTTTGCCATTGGCTACAGCTTTAAAAGAACGCGCCATAGTGAAGAGTTGCGAAGGCATGCTTACCACAACATTTGCGGTGATATCTGTCATTTAATTTGCTCCAGATACAAGGAATCGCCGCAGCATGGCTACGGTGAATTTTGGGCATAAAAAAACCCAGCCGAAGCTGGGTCGTTGCGTTGGTTATCTGTCAGTAGTTATGTACTGAAGGAGGTAATTCTTTATTCTTAAGTCTCATCCATGCGGAAAGATTCGTTGGTCCGTCTGGCTCATTAATATCAACATCTCGTGTATGGTTGATTAAAACATCTCTCGCCATATCGATAATACGGGAGAACTCATAACCGCAGTCATGACATCTGCCGGAATAGTTCGATTGAATTTGTTTTAGCGCCGGATACAGTTCGCGGAATAATGCCTGTGAGCGGTTGGCATAATCCCATAACCATACAAGGCTGTTTGCTTCTTTTGCAGAAAGCTCGTTTGCTTTCTTCTCTTGTTTGCCAATGAACTCACCTTCAAGTGGAACTCGAGCTGCAAGTGATAGTGCTTCGGTAAACTGCTCCTCACTGATCTCTTTGTACGAACATCCAAAATGGGATTTCAGTGACGACCACATGGTGATCATCGCCTTAGCCTGTTTTTCTTTTGGAAGAGACTGACCGCGACTCATGACGAGTTGTTTAATGGCTTCCTGCTGTTCAGTGGTGATTTTCCCCGGCAATGCCTTTTTAGCTTTGCGCGGGTTAACTACATGGCCTTTAGTCCAGTATTCGTAGAGCACATCGTCACACTCTTCCTGATACTGGATTACCTTGTCGCGGATTTCAGGGCGGACTTTGTTTGGCTGAATGCTTGAAAGCCAAGCCGCAAACTTACGAAAGGCAAGGCATATCATTAACTGTTTACCGCCAGCAGAAGGTATTTCGATTTCCGAAATACCTTTGACAAATCTCTGTTTTAATTTAACAAATTGAGCAGCCCAAACCATACCCATGCCTTCTACAACGGGTTTCATAGGAACGTAAGGTTCATTGTTAATGCTGACCAAAAAGAGATTTGTTCCGTGGAATGGAACGTTGATTGTATGTTCTGCAATTGCTACACTCGTCATGTCGTTAATTCCTATGCGTGGTTTTACGATACCGAAGCCCTGACTGTTCCCGCAGTTGGGGCTTCAACTTTTTAGGCTGCGAATAAGACGCTGCACTATTTCTGAATTTAAAGACCTGCCCTCCTCCTTAGCCTTTTCCTTCAATTTTTCTTTAATCTCTGGCGGGATACGAATCCCTAATGGAGCGATGTCTCTAACTTTCATTTCCCCTTGCTTGCTACACCGTGATAACTAAATACTACACCGTGTTTATTTAAAGTCAAAATTTTTTTGCCTACACTGTGTAGCTATGCACAGCGTGCAGGAGGAGAAATGAAAGGTGCAAGAGATATCAGTCCATTGGGGATTAGGATTCCAGACTATTTAAAGAAACGCATTCAGCAAGAAGCGGATAAAAACGGCAGATCAATGAACTCAGAGATCGTGCTTATCCTTCAAAAACATGTTGATAATCTTGATGGCTCTCGCTCACTTGAAGGATTCGCTAACCAAGAAGCTGATAAATTCAAAGAGGCGCTACTTGAGACGCTAAAGACCATGTATGGTAAATAATTATTCAGGATGTGCCGATGTCTGATCGTAAGTACAAAAACCCTCAAGTGAATCTGAGGCTTCCTGTAGAGATAAAGGAACGTCTTATTGAACTGGCTGAGGCTAATTCTCGTTCATTAAATGCTGAGATGGTCGCGGCACTTGAAGCGTGGACAGAAAAAAATAAACACATTCAAGCACTAGACCTTGCAACTATAGCATCACGATTGATAGATCTTGAACACGATGTTGAGACGCTAAAGACCATGTATGCTAAGGATGAAAAATAATGCTGCACACAATTCATTTCTTATGCCCCGTTAACACTGCCACTGTTGGGCAACTTCAGAACCACTGTCTCACCGCATTATCTCAAGGCGCAACTGAATTAAATATCCATATATCAAGTCAGGGAGGGGAAACTGCCGCTGGCTTTACTGCGTATAACTTTCTTAAGTCACTCCCTGTTACCGTTAGAACTCACAACATAAGCAATGTTGAATCCATAGCTAATATCGTTTTCCTGGCTGGCTCAGAACGTTTCGCAAACCCATTATCAAGATTCCTGTTACATCCTCTATTATGGTGCTTTGCCTCCCCAGCCGCCGACCATGCCAGATTGAGAGAGTACGGGAAATGCCTCGATAACGATCTTGATCGCTTCGTTGAGACGTTCAATATCGACATCGGAACCCATATTAGGTGGGCATCCCTGATAGCAGACTCGACCATTTTGGATGCTAACAAGGCTCTTGAGCATGGCATAATTAATTCCATAAAAACTGCAAGGCTGGTATCCAATCAGGCAAACTGGTGGGTTGTTTGATGGGTAAATCATGATTACTCCTATGGCCGGAAAGATTCGCATCCTTAAATTTAGTGAGCAAGGATTACCATCACACCTTAACAGCCTCCGCGTCCACGAGTAATTCTGTCGCGGATTTGCTTCCTGCGGTGGTTTAAGCTGGAGAGCTTGGCTTCTGCTTCTGATATTTGCACATCTAGATCTTTAAGCTCAAGATCTGAAAGTCGCTGGTCAAGCAGGGTTTGATTCAACTCAATGTTGTTCAGACGTTCTTCTATGGTCATGGTATTTCCTTAATCTTTAAAGTAGAGAAGATAAAAAAACCCACCTGACGGTGGGTTAATTTTTGCATTTACCTGGGCCATATTGACTACTTATAAAATGAGATCAATATTTAATCGCCCAATAACGGGTATATGTTGAGGTATATCATGGCGAAAAAACCAGGTGAAAACACAGGAAAAAACGGCGGAATATACCAAGAAGTTGGCCCACGCGGCGGTAAGAAAGACAATTTTGCAACCGTCAAGGACAACGAAAGGCTTCCACCAACAACAAAGCCAGGTCATGGCTGGGTATTGGATAAGCGAACTCCAGACAGCAAAAAGTAATACTCAAGCCGGGTCACTCCGGCTTTTTGATATGTCGCTCGCAGAACTCAACAAGCCTGCTCATTAAGTAGCAGTAAGTCTCGTTGGCTCTTCCTGGTTCAACATCAACACCTACCCTTGAGCAGATATCGAATGCCATGTGAGCGCACTCATGGGCAATAGTAGATAGTTTGCCATTGAACACGCCTATCACATGCAAAACACCATTCTCGCTACTCATTGTATGAGACGCTCCGTTGGCGTCCGAGTCATGCACGTCAACGCCAAGTTTTTGATGCAGGCGTTGCCATTCTGGAAAGTCTCTACAAAACACAATTGTACCGCTCTCAAAGAGCGGTACTAGCATCTTTGGTACATTTCCAATGTTAACTTTTTTCATGGTATCCTGCGCAAAACTAAGGAGAGTTAATTATATGAAAAAATCACTGTTAATTATCCCGCTTCTGCTGGCTGGGTGCGCAAAAGTAAGCGACTATCAGGCAAGTTGCGAGCAACGCTATCCAAAGCTTAGCGATATGGCTAATTGCCTTGATGCCAGCTTGAAGAACGACTCTCGCATGGCATCAGCACCAACACCTAAGCTGTATGTCCTTGCTGCGAAGATGCTCGGGCAAGGTGTCGATGAAGGCAAGATAAGTGACACACAGGCAAGACTTGAACTTCAGAATCTTTATGTTCAATTACAAAGCCAAGAACAAGCCCAACAAATAGCGCAAAGCCAAGCATTCCAGCAGGCTTTATTGAATTATCAGGCTGTAAACACAATGCAAGCGATCGAGCAAAAAGCGCGCCAGCCTGTTATAACTCAACCTTACCCAACACGCGTTGACACATATACAAACTGCAATTCAGGATTTGGAAACACCGTCACATGCAACAGTAGCAGCAACATTAGATAAAGCTATTCATATTCATTCATACCGCTTAACGAGGCGACAATACCAGCTCTCGACAAGCGATTGAATTCATCGCTACCAATAGCATCGCGTATTGCAGACCAACAATCCGATATGGTAAAGAAAATTGTCTTTGATACGCTCAGAGATTTATATAAAAAAGACAGCAACTAACCATCCGTGGCTTTCCGTTACTTCTGGTTATCATCACTGTTCATCCAGTACATGATGCCTAGCCTTGATATGGTTTTCTTATCTGATTCTGGAAGTGAGTTGTAAAACGAGCGCCAAGCAGAAGAGCGTCTTACAGTTGTATCAACGATGCTTTCTGGTGCTTGTTTTACTGCCAGCCTTGCTGCTTTCTGGAATTCTGGTGAGCTAATTAGCTTTTCTGCAGATTCCATTGATGCAGCGCCGCCCATCGCCCTGATTTTGCTGGCGACTTTTGCCCCAATTTCTGACCCAGCAACAGCACCTACTGCACTGAACGGTCCTGACACAGTTGAACCAACCGCAGTGCCAATGCGTTGGGCATGGTTAGCAACAAATTCATTTGCCGCAGTGACGCGATTAAACCGTTTGACGAACTCGTTTAGTCTTCCTGTGGTTATCTCGTAAGATTTTGCGTCTTTGATAGCCTTTGCGACCTTATATACATCGTTCAGACCTGACATAGTCTCTTTTGGTAAATGTCGGGCAAGATTGCGCATCTGCCCGTTTGCTAACATGTTTTGATACCAGTCAGCAAACCCTGCAGGATTAAAATCAGCGCCACGTTTTCCGTTCGAAAGCATATCCCGAAGACCTGTTCCCAGTAGCTCGGTTCTTAGCTTCCTGGACGGCGTGTTTTGCATCAATTCACGAAATCCTTTGGCATCGCCTTTCGACATTGCCTGTAGTGCTGTAGTTGCTTTGCGAGAAACATCACCGTTCAGCGTTCTGCCAGTTAGATTAATCATTTGCTCTTCCATGCTTTTTCGCATCTGAACAAGCCTCTGAGCAACTTCAAAATCACGTAATGCATTTGTCTCTGACAGCGCCGCCTTTTGATCATCGGCGAGCGAACCGTAAAGCCTCGATAAAGCAGCGCGATCAGTATCTTTATATGGTCCAGAATTCCTATGAAGTGCATCACCAACAAGTCGTCGTTGCTTATTGAGATTTGCATAAGTTAATGCGCCGTTCTTGCCTGGATTAACTGCCCGAAAGACTCTCTTTTCAATAGGGTCAAGGTTTTTCATCCCGCCAAGATCTTCTGCCACCTGTTTGAGCATTGACCTTGTTGATGGCGCATCAATTTTTGCACCTGCAGGCATCGCCTTTTCAACATTGCGATAAAGCTGGTCGCTTCGTTTCATCAGCGCAGACATTCTTCCATTGACCGTATCAATAAACTTGTCGCTCATACCAAGAGCATCTTTTGCACCGGAAACGCGATCAATTATCTCCCCCGCGCCCTGTGCTAGCTGCCTGATTGCTTCATTTTCCTGCACCTGTAGAGCAGAACCCGCACGGGACTTGATTGCTTGCTCAACTGCCTTGTATTGCTCGTTCCCGGAAAAGTGTGAAGGGAGTAATGAATCAACATTAAGCCTTTCAGCAGACTCCAGAACTTCAGCCTGAGGATTGATATCTAGTTCATCAAGCGATGAAGCGAGATTTGGCCTTTTTTGTGCTGCTACTGTGCGAACGACTTCCTCTGGGTTCCTCGTCGCAGGCGTCATTGGTACACCTTGTGCTACTCTTGCCTCTGCGGCATGAACCGCAGGATTTGTTGCTGCAGCGGCATCACCGGAGAATGGTGATGTTTCTGTTGGCGCAGTGGTCGCTCTCTGTGCAGATATTTTATTGCCACTAATTATATTTGATGCACCACGAACACCACGGGTAACGCCATTTATCAGGCCATGCGTAGCAATGTTAAGTCCGGCATTAATAGCGGCATTTTCGGCAAAATCACCCCGTTGATTCGCCGCGTCAGCGAGAGAACCAATGACCATGTTTCCAGCTACACCTGCTCCAGGAACAAGATAACCGCCTATTGACTCTCCAGCTTGCGCGTAGGGGTCTGTCGGTCTGTCTACTGGACGATAAACATCATCCAATACTTTTGGCCCCCCAAGCCCCTGACTGATTGCATTAATCAGACTTGCGCCACCCTGCAATACGTCAAATGGTATGTTTACCAGACCACGACCAGCCTGTTCTGCAATTTGCTCTGCACTTTGACCACCAGTGAGCCAATCGCCAGCTTGTTGCATCAATGATGGTTCTTCCCGTGTTGGTGCATTATTGGCCTGATTAACTGTTTGTTGCTGAACAGCCTGACCAGCAAAATACTCATCAATGGCGGTGCCAATATCTTCGGTGCTCGTACCATCAGGAAAGGTAAATGTCTTACCGTTTGCAGTTACTTTCATCATTCCACCGTAAATTGAATGCCTGATTTTGAGGTATATGATCCGGATTGACTCTGCTGCTGTTGGGTATTTGTCGGTTGTTGGCTATTGCTCTGTTGTTGACTATTTGCAGCACTTGAAACCACCAAAGCATCATAAACGCGACCAGACTGACCACGTAATGAGTTATATTGGCCCTGCATTTTTCGCATTTTTGTTTCAGTAGCAGCCTTGGAATCACCGGGCTGAGGGAGGTACATTTTGGAATACTCCTGCATCTCTGGCAGAGTAATTGCTGCACCTGTTTCTGGGCGCAAAATTGCATACAAGGCGTCTCTCGCATTTACCATATATTGCTGCTCCGCTGGTGATAGGCTTAAATTTGCAATAGTTCCATCACCAAGAGAGCGATTTATTAATGCAACTCGCTTAGGGTCAATGCTTTTACTAAGCTGATTCATTGAGTCCATTGAATCTTTTAATCGCAAAGCAAATCCCGCCGCCTTCTTGGAACCCTCATTAGCCTTATCTATGATGCTTTGCGCTTGTGGCAAGCTAATTGGTTTAATGCCATCACCAGATATAGGTTGGTTTAGTTTTCCGGCTTCCTCGCTGCCATCGGTGTAATACTTAGTTACCGAGCCATCAGGATTGGTTTCAACCTTAAGTAATTTCTTAGCATTGGGATTAATTCCCGCCGCTGCCGCAAATGCCGCTGCACCATCTGGATCTACCTTTAACATTTGCGCGTACTGATTGTAATTCTGCATTGCGGCTGTTGGTGCATATGCTGACGTTAACGCATTTGCTCGGCTAATATCCTGCCCTCTCGCCTGAAGTGCTTCACCAGCCTGATTGCTGCGGATTGTCTCTGCCAGTCTGCCTCGGTCAATCTCACGACCAGCCATCTTGTCCTGAACATTGAAGTAATCAATCGGACCAAGAGCAGCCATCCCAAGGTGATCAACAAACTCACCAAATCCTGAAGGATTCTGCTGATACATCTGAGCAACGTTATTAGGGTCAACACCGACGCGAGTCAGTTCCTTGGCGTTGTTTTGCAGCCATGATTGCATTGCTTCTGGAGACGAGGCCGCAAGGCGTGCGCCAGCCGCTAAGGTGCCGATAGAATTGCGCTGGTCTTCATCAATGAATCCCATGCCTTTGCGAACAGATTCAATCTGGTCTGGATATTGAGTAGCCAACTGACGCAAAGCACCGCGATCACCAGACGCATAAGCATTAGCGTACGCCTGCTGAAATTCTTTCTGCCGCTGAGCCTGCTTTTCCTGCTGAAACACCCCTGCAATACCTGAAAGGCCTTGCAAAGCAGTCAGCCCAACATTGTTAGCGCCTGAACGCTCAATATCATTGTTCTGCCTGATAAGCTGAAGCGTATTGCCGATGTCATTTACGCTCGGAGCGTTTGAGTTGACACCACCGATACCAGCCAACAATCCGCCATTTGTTCCTTGCCAAGTAGCCATGATTACCCCTTAAAACAACGAGCCAAGCAGGCCAAGTCCGCCGCCAATTGCCGCACCTAATCCAGTGCCAAGTCCTGGAACAATAGAGCCAAGAGCAGCGCCAGTCATAGCCCCTGAAGCTCCGCCGCTAATTGCTGTCTGAAGGCCTGATGGTTTATTGGCATTAGCAGCGGCAAGAGCCGCACTTTGCTGCGAAATCTGACTCATGTTGTTGGCATATGTCTGCCCGGCGTTTGCCTGACCTTGCAGCGCACCAAGGCCAATGTTTGCCAGGTTGTTGTAGTTGTTCATCTGACCAGACAGCCACTGCTGACCAAGCGTTGGTGCGATTGTTGCTAACTGATTACCGGTTGCAGTGGAACCCAATCCACCTGTTGCTTCCGCTGCCGCCAGACTCTGATAGCGAGCCTGACCAGCAAGATCTTTGTACTGCTGAGAGTTGTAATACTGGTTAAGTGCCTGCCCCTGACCTTCTAAACTGGAAAGGTTCTGAAGCTGGTTAACATACTGCTCCGCAAGAGGCGTGAACGGAGCAAGGTTTTTCATGATCGTCTGCCACTGCTGATGTTGCAGGTCTGCGGCATACTTCTGAGCTTCTGCTGCATACTTTGCGCTTTTATCGGAGCCACCCTTCCCGCCTTTTTCAGGGTGATAAGGTTCCTCGCCGCGCAGTTTTCTGCCCAGCTTAAATGCATATAACATGGCTATCTCCCGTGATTCAGGAAGTCGATTAGTTCTTCGCGTGTGGCGCTGTAAAAAGTCACGTCATCCACGCCTTTGAAGTATTTCTTGATGGTTCCTACACGCTTAAGGCCAATAATTGCGCAGTACATCTGCCCGTGGCGGAATTTGCGTGCAGCGAACGATGTGACGCACTGAACGGTGGTGTTAGTCAGAATGTATCGCCAGAACGCCAGCCCGATTTCCTTGCTGAATCCGCGAACCTCTGGCAGGTACATGGCGTGGCAATCGAATGTAAGCGGCTGAATCTCCTGGTAGTAAACAATGCCGCCAAACTGACCGTGCACGTTAACCTCAAAGTAACGGCATTCAGGCTTGTAGTCGTATCCATCACCGTTGTTGCTTCCAGCAATAATGTCAGGGTGATTTCCTACTGCTTCTATCAGGTCGATGTTTCGCGTTGGTTTGAATGTAATCATCAGTCAATCAGCCCATGTAATCTAAGTGCTGTTTCAAGCGCCAGAATACGCTGCCGCGCCTGCTGCAAACCTGTAGCGAGAGCTGCGACTTCGGATTGTGTGTACGTAGTGCCGACAGTGTATGACTGGTTAGCGTTGAATGAGCCAAGAAGTGGCGTACCTGTGGCTGCAGTCCATCCGGTATTTCTTGCTCCAACAACCTGAATTCCATCAACTGAATATGATGTTTTTACATCCAGCGGTGACGCAAGAGACTGCGATTCTGTTACGGTTTTCGATACGTAATCACTCTTAATGCCAGAGACATCGTTTTCTACGTCATCCAGTCTTTTGTCAACAGTGACCAGATGCGCCTGAATATCGATAACCTCATCCAGCAAGTAATCAACATCGCTACGCAGTACGACTATCTTCCCTTCGGCGGTTGTTAACCTGACCTCAAGGAGATTTATCGCTTTTGTGTTTGCGGTGATTCTTGAATCGTGATCTGCCAGTTCGACGTCCTGTTCATCGTTTTTCACCTGAGCATCGTAAGCGCCCTGACCAGCCTGATTTGCCTTCCCGGCAATTGCGCCGACATCAGCCCCCTGATTAATGACATACAGCAGGTAAGACTGGCTGAATATATTGCGTGGAAGGATTGATGTATCGAGCCGCGTCGCCTGCACAATAACAGGGGTGTTGAGATTCGAATCAGCCATTACTCGATCCTTATCTGAGCGCCAGACAGAGTGACAGGTGACTTCGTGATAACGCGCAATTTGAAGCCGACATTTTTCCTGATGCGCCCTACTCGCTTCCACAAAACGCGTTTGTCGTAAACGAACGGTTCATTCTGCTCAATCATCTGCTCACGTCCGTAATTGATGCCGTCAGTGGTTGCAGAGAGGAACAGGCGGTCAGCGTACTGAGCGACACCAGTCGATGATTCAACTTCCAGATCAAAACATCTGGCGTTCTCAGCTTTGAAGAGTGGTGTAAACAACAGGTGTTCTTGCTGTAGCCCATACTGGCTGCTGATATCGAACTGCAATTTGCCGATAACCGATTCCAGCTTATCTCCGCACGTTATCTGATTGCCTTCGTAAATGAAGTCGATAGCGCGGTACACATCGTCATACAAGCCTGTTTTCAGCACACACCATTGCGGACCATTGGCGCTTGAAGATGCGTCGTACACGAGAACATGGCGCGGAAGGTGGATAATCAGCAACTCATGAGCATCAAAGCGCAGAGACTCCATCACGCCATCAGCCAGTTCATCAGCAGTGTAGGAGCGGAGGATTTTCTCAATGCTCGCGCTGGCGATTGGTGACACCTGACCGGAGCCGATGATGTACACAGACGGCGCACCTGTTGCCGGATTGCTGATGAACGCATACGAATCAGCAAACGGCGTTTTGCAGTAGGTTCCGGCGATTCCTTTTTGCACCATCAACGATGGCTGGGCGACATACAAAGCGGCACCAACAGTGGTTGCGCCCGTCAGGGAGAAATATTCAATCGTCGATGAGCCAAAGCAGACGATGAAGTCTCGCCATGTTCCGATGCCGATGATGCCGTCCGGCTGAGATTCTGCGCGATATTGTGCGCTGTAACGGTCAGGATGCGATTCGTCTTCAGGGTCAGTGATAAACCATGAATCAGTGCCGTCTTTTGACCACGCATAACGCCCACGCAAGCGCGTAATGTCGCGGACTGAGCCTAACTCATACTGCGTGAATCCGCTGTCTGTAGGCCAGTTTGAGACGGTTTTAACCGTGCCATCATAGCGGTATTCGACCAGTTGACCATTAACGCCTACCGCCTGTGATGTTCGACCATGCGCCATTGATACGCGACCACTTCCGGCGACGTCACCGACTTCACTTTCTCCTTTGTACAGCTTACCACCACATACGCGATAAACAGCATTCTGCGCCATGTTGTACTCGACGCCCCGCGATACGCCGTTCACATCAGAACGTTTGGCAATGCCCGGGAATGAGCGAAGATATCCGCTGCTGTTGAGTATTTCTTTGGGCGTAGCCAGCATATTCACTGGCAGATAGTCGATATAGTCGGCGTTTCGAAAGTCTTTGCCGACACCTTTCATAAGCGGAAGTTGCTGAATCGGCATTTATTCACCTCACGTACTCGGATCATCTTTCTCGATGTAAAACCGATTCCACGTAAACGCGCTTTTTAACCCCGCCCCGCGAGGCATGTCATTTCGTCGCTCAAGTGGTGGTATTTTGGTTAAAGCGATACAGATTGTTTGATATGCACTGTCAGCAGCGGTAAGGAGAGCGTCTGACGGCTGAATGACGTTATCCATGCACACTTGCACAGCGAGTTTCAAAGCGACGCCATCATTTGCCCATGCAGGGATACCTGAATCATCGTCAGGTAACGGCATGATGCCGTTTTCTGTATCAGCAAACTGATATCCAAGCTCGATACCTTTAGCCTGCCATGCTGCCATCATGTCTTCGAGGTCATTAATGGCATCTTCAATTGCCTGAGGGTCAGCATCTGTCAACGTGGCATTGGAATACAGCCCGGCTTTTCGTAAAGCCTTTAGAACGAGATCACCCTTCGTTTTCGCCATCTTCTTCCGCCTTAGCCACTTTTTGCTTCGTTGCGGTTTCTTCAGGAGTTTTTACCCAGCCTTTTTTCAGGTGAGATTTAACTTCTTCGTCATCAACGATGATGTAATCCAGCGAGTGGGGGCCGCAGGTGATCATCGATCCCGGCTTATAAAGCATGATTTGAGACATTTCGATCTCCAAAAAAAAAGAGGGGCCGAAGCCCCTTGGATTACTGGTTAGCCAGTACCAGGCCGGTGAATTCCGGGACCAGTACGCTTGCGCCAGCCAGCGTGGTGAAGCGAGTCCACGTTTTGCCAGATTTAGCGTCGAACTGGTAAGCCATGATGATGGTCGCACCCTGCTCGGTCCTTGCGGTCATAACCTGCGGACCCTGGCCGGTAGGGAATGCCAACTTGCCATACATCAGCTCAACAGAACCCTCAGCGAAGAAGATGTTGGAAGCCGCAGCCTTCTTGTTGAGGATGGTGATCGCCGCGTTTGCCACCGGATTGGCGGTAACGTTCTGGTAAGGAATAGACGCCTTATCCGCGTTGTCTGGTGGCAGAATTTTCGGGCTGATGGTAACGGTAGTGCCATTTACTGCCAGGACGCGGAATACCTGCGGCTTACCTGTATCCACCTTCTTGATCATGTGGACACTGTTAACGCCTGCGATAGTGAATGCATCGCCGACAGCCAGTACGCCAGCAGTGGATACGGTGATGTCACCCTGGCGGTTATCGGTAGGCGCGCCGTTGGAATCCATCGCGGTAACTTTGTGTTTTACTGCGCCGCCGAGAGTTACAGCGGTAGCTGAACCAGCCTTCATTGCGCCAGCATAATCAACGCGGAAACTGTCGAAGGATGCCACAGGTGGAATCTGAGCTTTCTCATAGGCTGTCAGAGTTGCACCGACCGCATATGCGCGAGAGCCAAGCTCCTTAGCCAGGTCTTTGTAGTTGAACGGGTTGTAGAACGCCTTGCGCTGACCACCCTGAGGCACACCAATGGACAGCATCATTGCATCAACGTCAGCCGATGCGTTCCAGAGTTCTTCGCCGAGAGTGCTACCGGTGGACGCCGATTTAATGGTGACCACGTTGGTGGAGCGAGCGACCACCTCATCGACGATCATGTTATCAACCCACGCCGCCAACTGGCGACCCGCCGCCTTGCCAGCCTGCTCTTTGTGCCACGGATCGCGCATTTCTTTTGCGTCCAGTTCGTAGATGACGTTCTCTGGCTCGCGGAAGCGAGCAGGCACCTGACGCTGAACGAGTGAGTTTGCAGTGGCCGAAGTCAGATCAAGTCCGCTCACGGTTTTCAGGTGGTAGCCCTGAGGGCGATAAACAACGTCGCCAGCGCGCTGCATTTCAATGTCGCCCGGTCGGAACTTGCTGCACTCGCGGGAAACGACATTGGACGCCTCAAAACTATCAATGACGCTCTCAAAGAGGATTTCGAGGTCTTTTGTTAACTGGTTAGACATAGGTATTTAGCTCCGATGGATTATTTTTTAGCTTTGTTCTTCGCCGCCCGGTATTCGGTGTAATCACCGGTGTCGCGCGCTTTTTCGAGAAGTTTGTCGAGGTTATTGATTACTGCGCCGTTGCTCCCCTTAACTGTCGGGGTTGTGGCTGCCGTGGTTTTTGCTTTTGGCATGATTCTGGCCTTCGATTCGATACGTTCCAGCAGACGACCAATTGCTACGGGGTTGGTAGCTTCTGCCAGTTGCTTGCGCAGTTCAGCGTTGCGACCGAGTGCCAGAACAACGATTTCCGGCTTCTCTGACTCAAGAAGGATCATGTCCTGAATGTGAACAGGAACATCTTCGCGTACAGCCTGCTCTGCATCCTGGTAACCAGCCACTTTCAGTGCTTTTACTCTATGCATGTAATTGGCTGCTTTCTGCTGAAGCGTTGCGGTACGCGCCTCTTCCTCTCGTTTCCGCTCTCGTACTTGCTCCTGGTATTTGCCGTTATCCTCTGCCCACTTAGCCATGCGTTGCTGATAGATTTCTTCATCGAAACCGATGTCCTCATCATCCAGTTTTGGCATTCGCGGTGGTTGAGTGATTACCGGCTGCTGCTCGACGGGTTTCTGAGACTGACGCATCAGCTCTTTCAGCTCACGGTCTTTCTCTTTAATCGTCTTGCGCAAGTGTTTTACCAGTCCATGCTCTGCGCCATCTTCGCTGGTTGGCGAATCCAGCTTTTCGTCACCAAAGTAGAATTCCTGTTCTGATTCGTCGTCATCAGTGTCAGTAGCTTCCTCTGCATCATTTCCTGAGGACTCACTGCCATCTGCTGTTTCGACTTCTTCAGCCAGTTCGACATCATCAGGAATCTGCTCTGACGCGTCGGTTTCGATTTCAACTTCTGGTGTGTTTTCTGCCATCTGGTCCATTTGTTACCCCTGTTTACTCGATGTTCAGCCCATCGGAAGGCAATAGGGTGCCAGGCCTCATAAAGACAGCCATTGCACGTTATGGGTTAATTACTGCTGTGGTTGTTGCTGAGTTGATTTTTGCAGGATGCTGCTGATGTCCATGCGCTGCGCATGACCCTGTGCCTGACTTTTCAGGACAAGCTCTGCATCAGCACGGGCATTGTCTCCTTGCTGTTGCTGGAACTGTCCGAGCAGTTTCAGAGCCTCGCGGATATCAGATTTCTGCTGGCTATCGGCAGATGCGAGGATTTTCACAACGTTTGCCGCTGCAACCTGAGCATCAGTCTGTGCCTGGAATGCTTTAACCTGAATGGCTGCCTGTTCGTTCTGCGCTTTCTGCAATTCAGCCTGACCTGCAAGAAGCTGACCTTGCGCTGCAACCATAGCCGGATCTGGCTGACTGGCCTGTTGTTGTTTCGCCTGCTCAACCATTTGCTGTTCTTCAGGCGTTCTCGGCTTGATAACGCCAGACAGAAGCAACTGATTGCGGTTGTATTCTTTCAGGTCGTCCATCCCTTCGCCGTCCATATTGTCGAGAATCATCGACGATACAAGGTCATGCTTCGGCGTTCCTGGCGGGATAAGTGCCAGCATGGAAAGTAACGACTTAACCGTTGCATCACGGCGAGTAGCGAACGACTGACCGACATCGACAGTCACTTCATAGTTACCCTGCGAAAGGTCGTTAAGCGCGATAACCTGCCCTGTCTGACGGTCAACCACTTCACCAGTCATCAGCGCCACGTCATCGCTGTCATCCTCATTAACGATGCGCATTGGCGTATCGCTGCCATAGACTTCACGAGCCATAGAAAGCCACACGACGCCAGCACGGCGCATGGATTTAGCCATGTTGTCCATGTAGATATAGGACTGCGTGTCCATCCGGTTAAAGATGCTATCAACGGTATCGGTAGCGACGTTGCTCGGCATGTTCTCAAGCTGCGACGCACCTGTAATTTGCTGAATAGCCGTTCCGGTGTACTGCAATAGCCCGGCAAGAGCTGGAGGCATTTGTGTCGGAGGTGTCCAGCCAGCAACCTGAGCCTCTGAAATGACCGTTCCGTTTTTGTCCTTCTTGCTGGTCATGGGAAGAACTGCAGGTCTTTTCTTATTCCTCTCTGCCCAGTGATTCATTAATGGACCGGGAATGAAATCAACATCCACGATAGGAATGCCATCACCGCCAGCCTGAGTAGCGTTATCTGCAATCATGGAAACCATCAGGTTCTCAAGACGCTGTGCATCCATCGCTTTTGCAGCGTGGCCTTCGATTCGCTCCTGATTATCAACAAATGAACGACGCCCATATACCGGGATGAGAGGAATATGTTCGCCCGGAATACGCTTCGGTTCTTCCAGCCATTCAGCGCCAGACAGAAGACCGCAATAAACTCGGCGTTTCTTCACTGTCCGCTCACCAATCAGTTCGAATGCGCCATCGGTCAGCTCGTCGACAATATCTTTGATTTGATCTTCATCATAGATTGCCGTTTCTCCGCTAACAGGGTTACGCCATGCTGTGAGCTTCACCTTCTCTACGCGAACTTCGTAGTAGCGACCAACATAGATAGCATCAGGAGTTGACCAGTCATATTGAGTACCAGTGTCATCACGAGAAAGGCTTGCCGCGATGGAATCAGGGTATTCAGCCTCGAACGCTTTAGGCGTCATGGAGAACATTTCCATAGCCCACATAGCATCAGAGCGGTCATATTGCTTGCTGTCCTGATCAAAGAAGACGCATGTCGCTGGGTCGTAAACAGGGAGAAGGCTTATACGGCGTTGCTCGTTACTCGGATCCATTTCATCTTCGTAATCAGCACACATGCGGAAACAACCGAATCCGCCCGTTACAGCATCATCAAATGCGTTATCACACGCTTCGCCACCGGATGTTTCCTGATAATCAGCGCGGAATTTGCCGTTCATCTTTTCGGCTAACGCTTCCGATGCCTTGTCATCCTTCGGCCTGAATTTAACGCTGATGCGATTCTGTCGATACTCGCCAATGATGCGATCACATTCACGGGCAATCTTATTCAGTTCAAAGCGCGGGTAATGCTCAAACCTGCCTTCATCAAATGAGTAACCAGCGTTTGTGCTGCCTTCCCACTGTGCGCCGGACACCCGGACGAAACGTTGAGCCTCAATAATCTGCTCACGCATATCCTGCGTTGCTGACCAGGCATTATCAAAGTTGCACAGCACCTTGCGATGCCAGTCAGTCATCTTTTTTTCTGCCATATCAACCTACACCACAAGGAATTGAGTAACTGGAATAGTCGGGTTGCGCAGCCGACTCCGGGCAATGCATACACATCATCAGCGCATCAGCCAGGTTAGGAGATGGAATACCGAGCTTCTGCTTCATTTCGACCTTAGTCATTAGCTCAAGCTTCCCGTTGTTATTGAATTTGCGCTGAATCTGCGTCAGTTCTGCAAACAGCTTCTCCAGCATCTTCTCGCCTATCGCTTCTTTGTCGAAACTCAGCATGTCGTCGGGGTCTGCATACTCACCGTGAACAACCGCCCGATATGTCAGATACAGCCTGTCAGCCAGCGCGTAATAGAATTGTGCTCGCTTATTGCGGAACACATCACCAATAGTGCGAACGTTGTCGCCCTGTACGACTTCATCGGCCCATGCTCCGGCCTGATATGGTGCATCTTCATCGAATGGCGATTCGCTGCCCTTGAACATCGTGGCGGTGATTTTCTTGCCGGAGAACGCTTCCGTTGTCTGTCTGCGTAGCCCAGCACCAACACCATCACCATCCCACAGGTAGTGGTCAGCGCCGTCTTCAATCGCCAGCGAAGTTGCCCAGTCAGCACCCTCGTTGATATCCATCAGCAGACCTTCGGCAATGCGCTTAACTACCGAACCGTGACGCGATGCATAACCTTTAGCATCTGGCCCTGTATCTGATGGGTCATGCGCAGAGACAACAGCGCCTTTCGCTTTCCATCCGAGTTTCTTGTGCGCATCGGTTGCGGCTTCAAGCCATTCACGTTTGATGATTGCCATATCACTTGCGCTTACTGGCTCACCAAGCCAGATGTGACGATACAGTGTCGGGTTTCTGCGTTTACACTCTTCCATCTCCAGACGGAGAACTTCAGGAAAATGCGGATTGTCGGTGTAGTTCACCGTCAGCAGACAAATATCATCGGGAGGATTTACAACGAATCGCTGATAGGTATCGTCGAGTATGTTCTTCGGGTTAAAGCTCACCCATATTTCGGAAAACGGCTTGCGGATGGTTGGTATCAGGATATCCCACGATTCCTTTGTTACCGCTTCCGCTTCTTCCACCCAGCAGATATCAATGCCTTCGAGCGATTTAATCTTCGTAGGGTTGTTTTTTATGCCGTAGAACATGAATTCAGCATTCGTTCCGAGATGACGGATCATTGAACGCTGAATTTCAAACTCAGCCGAATACCCTTCCCGCTCTATGGTGTCTTCAAGCAACCGGATTACCGAATCGCTGATACTGTTTTGCAGTTCACGAGCGCAGAGAATACGCACAGGCTGCCGACGCGCCGCCTCAACAAGCAGCCTAGCAATTGCCCATGACTTACCGCTACCTCGACCGCCTTTGGCGACTTTGTAGCGATGCGCCTCAATGAACGGTTCAAAGATAGGATTAATCGAGGTCATTTTCCGAATAGAGTGCTCATCGGTGATGTTTCAATCTGGATTGCGCCGCCGTCTTTGCCGACAAGCTCATTAGTTACCTTGTCGCCATACTTACGGGGATTCATTCTGGCCAGCGCCCATTTGCGGGTATCAACGCGAAGTCTTGCCTTTGCCACCTCTGCGGCATCAGGGATTACGTCGTCAGCAATTTCGAATATCTCTTCGAAAATAGAGTCGGCCCGAGTCTCTGTTGCCTTCGCGTACTGGTCACGAAACTCCTGATGTTCAGCCAGCCAGCGAAAAACTGATGTTTTGCTCGGCATTCCTGGGCGTTCGCAAACTTTGCGCAGACTCTCACCGGAGGAAAGCAATGCGCAAATGTCATTAGCCACCTCCGGCATATAATCAGAGGGGCGACCACCTTTCTTTTTCTCAGTCGCCATATTGATTATTTCCCTTCTGCTTGCTTATCCCATTCATCGCGGAATTTGGATGGGTTGTCGAAACCTTGAGTTGCCATGTTTACGCTCCCGTAGTGAACAGGTCTAACGCTTCCTTCGATTTACGTACCGCTTCGATTGTGCGGGTCGTGATATCTGAATTAGCGCCGCCTGACTGGAAGTGAATTTTGAATAGCTCAAGCTTCAGCTCGTCAGTGCCAATGAACTGAAATGCTTCCTCTGCGGCTGCGTTCTGGTTCATGACCAGTTTGTAAATCTCTAGCTGGAATTTCTGTTCTTCAGTCATGGGAATAATCTCTGCCATTGTTGGCTCCGTTTATCCGTTAAAAGGGATATCAGTTAAGTTATCCCGTGTAGGGTATAAGCCATTATCAAAGCCACTCTGTAGGGAATGGCTTTTGTAATAACTACTGTTCGCTTAGCTTCTGCTTCAGCAAGTAACCTTCGAGCATCCAGATTTTGTTTACAGCATTTTGCCGGGCAATCTTCCGACCAATTTCTGCATCAAAGTTTTCCGGACTTGCACAGGCACTCTCTCCGGTAACGGTGAAGCCATTCTTCAGCACCAGTACGCAGAAAGTGAGCAACTTCAATGGTGATAAATCACGATCGCCTTCTTCTGGTTTTTCTCTGCCACAATATTCGTTGCTGGAAATGGCACCATTACGTCCATCATAAGCAGTAAAGTAATGCTCGCTTTTAATCACGTCTTCGATGTGCTGCGGGGTAACTCGCGGAGCGGTTTTGCCTTTCTCAACGATTTCTTTTTCGATTTGCTGGTCGTTCATAATTATGACCCTGTAGAGTGGTTGCTTGATTAGGATGTCTTTCCATCAGTCCGCCACCACAAAGAATCTTTTTTGCCATAAGGCAGGAGGTTCATCTTTCAGTGGCTGCCAGTGTTATTTCCCCACTTACTGGCTTGGGTTGTTTCGCGGTGCTGCCGTTAATTGGTGAGTCCGGGGATTACGGTTTGCCCGTGCTGTTCAAGGCGTTCAATTCTCGCCAGTAGCTGAGGCTTCTTAATTTTTCCCCAGCGATTGAGCAGACGACCTGACATGCTGGCAACATCCTTCTCTTTCATGTACTCCAGCATTACGGCATTTCTCTCTTCTTCAAATTGACGATGACCAACCTGAAGCATGGCGTACATCCAGTTAAATGCGTTGATGTAAGCAATTTTGATACGCATTGCTTCTTTTTTGGTGTAGGACATAACCAAAAGCATCAACCCATCCTTACGGAGACGGTAGAATTTTTGCGGCTTACCATTCTGTAACTCATTGTTTTTATAGCAAAGCTCAAAGTTGAGCTTTGTATCAAACTCAGGAGGGCAAGCTTCTATGGTTCGCTCAATGTCACGGACTACGTTCTTCGGCAGCTTTCCAAATGCTTTTGCCACCATAAAAGAATCTGTAACCGGATCGTTGTTTGCTACAAAAATTAGGTCTCTGAAATCTATATCGTTAACAACGGTTGGGTAGTTCATTGCGTCTTTACCTTTTAGAAAGTGAGCCTGTCTCACAGAAAAGCCGCCCGAGAGAGGTCGCCACCTATAACGGCATTTCTCAGGCTCACTTACTGAAAGGCTCTCGTTAATATGCGCGTGAGATGCGCGGTTTACTGCAGATGTAAAAAGCCCCACAAATGCGAGGCTAAATCCTGGTATTTGTAATGACTGGCTCTTATCTCAACGCGGCCCCTTACCGCGCGCCAGATGCTCAATCTCAAGCATCAGCAATGAGATGTTTAATCTGGATTCACTCCAGAAGTGATCACCACCCTGTCTACAGAGCCAAATGTGAAGGATGGTGAGTAAAATTATCGCTATCATCGAAGGCATTGC